TAACTGTGCAGGCATTAGAAGATGTATCAATCCAATACCCCTTGTTTGCCTCAGCAGTTAAAGTTGCTCCTGTAACTATTGTTGATTGCCAAGCTATAGCAGCAAAACCAGTTGCTGTCCCTGCATTAGCTAAAGTTACACCTGAAGGAATACTAACTGTATCTCCAGACGTACCTAGTGTTAAGGTTGTTCCGCTTTGTGGGTCTATTTGATCTACTTCTACTTTACTCATTAAACTATTACCAATGTTCCTGTTACTGTTACTGTGT